TCAAATTCGTCGAGTGTGACGAACTGTGGCGTACTTTTATAATGCCCATATGGTACATTGAACCCATTTGGACCTTCCCTGAACACACCCCTAAAACAGGTTTTATTTAGAAATATGAACATAGCCGACCGGTCGCCAACGTTTGAATTGTACAGGTGTCTTACCCAATAATAGTAACTCTCCTTGGATGTCATCGCTTCATCTTCATTCGATGGCTTTCGATTGATATCCGTACCAGTTAATCCATCATACACATTAAATAGTTTCACGACTTCTGTGTACAATTCTTTTGGTCGAGACTGTACATCCTTGTATACGTTTATGAGTGTCTCATTGAGGTCGTACGCGTGTATCTTACCCCGTACATCACATCTGTCTAACACAGCAAACAATACACTCCCACCACCCACAAATATTTCGTGATAATCGTTTATTTCTTTTGGAAAACTACCTAAGACGGGCTCGAGTAACTGCGTTTTTCCACCAACCCACTTAAGGAAAGGTTTCATACTTATAGTAAGGTCTAAACTTTTAAGTGATGGAAGAGATACGAAAGTATCACAACCAAGAAAAGAGGGAACTCATAACACGCGTGTGTCGAGAAGGTGATGCCGTGTTAGACGTAGGATGTGGTTTCGGGGGAGACATAGGTAAGTTCAAACAGTGTGGGGTAAACTTGAGTGCATGTGAACCACTCGAAGATGCACTCGAGGAAGCTCGTTCTCGGGCTTCTAAAGTGTATAAAATGCGCATTAATTTTTACCTCGGTGACATCACGAGTGCACCAAATAGAAAATATGACGCTGTGTGTTATAATTTTTCGATTCACTACATTTTTCAAAGCGAAGAATTATTCAAACAGACTACGAAAGAAATTGCGCGGCGAATGAAACCCGGAGGAAGACTGTTTGGAATTGTACCAGATTCTCAGCAAGTGATATTCAAAACACCATTAAATTACGGAAAGGACACGTTTTTCTTGATGAAAGGTACGAGTCACGGGGCATTCGGTGAAAAATTGTTCGTACAACTCGAAGACACACCTTACTATCACGATGGCCCAAAAATCGAACCGATAGCACACAGAGATTTATTCGTGACGCGTTTAGAAAAAATAGGTTTTAGACTTGAGACGTGGGAACCACTTCGCGGAAATCCAGTTTCCGAACTCTACTCGAAATTTATCTTCGTATATAAGAGATGATACTCGCACTCCTTCTCATCATTGTAAATTTGTACATATTTTTAAACACAAAACAACCCGAAAATTTGCGCGTCGTTCGCGAAAGATATCAAATGCTACGAGACCACATACGCGACACGGGAAATGGTGAGTTTAGAGAACTGTGCACCGAAATCCCTATCACGGCACATCACCGCGCCCAGGCTGGAAGTGTTGGGTATAACGTAAACAAGGGGCGCGAAATAGGTATATGCATAGACGGCGAACCAAATGAAATCATGCACGTGTTAATACACGAACTCGCGCACTGTACCGTTGACGAATATGCACATAGCACGAAATTTTGGGAGAATTACGATAAGATCAAAGCCATGTGTATAGCCATAGGCATTTACCAAGAGATACCAGAACGAACCAAGTTTTGTGGTAAGCACATTCAGGATAAATAATCTATGTTTATCATAAATGAAATCTGAGATAGGCAATTTGATATTACTTTGGTCATTGACATTTATTGCTTTGTATATACCACTTCTGACCGGTAATGCGAAGCCGGAAACACGCAAGTGGGTGAATTCTATTCTACTCACGGTCGTGACCCCACTGTTTATTAACATGGTCGCGCGTGGTACGGGTATGTTCAAGAAGTTTGGCGTTGATTACAGATACATCATCACTGCGTCTGTGGTGACATTCTTGCTTTTCATCGCGTATCTTCAAAACGAAAAACTCAAAACGAGTATCACGGAATTCGGGGAGAGTATTGAAAGCACGGGGACTACACTCGGTCTTTTAATACCCACATTCATAGTTGGGCTATTCATCGCAAATATTCAATTTGGCGGTGCAATGTACACGCATTATTACTAATTACGCGTATCTCTTAAGCACGTAGAAAATACCCGCCGCCACGGCACCGGTCGCCGCGAGGCCGACCATGCTTCGGTGTCCCTGTTCGTTCAAGAATTGGGGCACGTAGTTGGCGAGTTTTTCCTGTACAGGCTTACTAATGGCAGCCGCAGTACACGCCGCGACGACGACGGCTTGCATCTGCTCATCAGTAAGGTTGAAAGGGTTCTTGGTTTGCATAGCAACTTGCTGCTGCTGCTGCTGTGGTTGCATGACAACTGGCTGTTGCATGACCATCTGCTGCTGTTGAACACGTGGGTCCGATTCCATCATAGGTGGTTCGAGTGGCATTTCTGGTTGGCCCATGATATCATTAATTGGTGTGGAATCCATGGTCATTTCTTTATTTTGACTCACATTTTTTTCGGGTTGATTATTCTGCACAAATGATGTCGTCAATGGAACCATTCCATCATCATTTTCAGAGAGATTCAAAGTTCGAACGTCGGTCGACATTTAATGTAGAGCTATGTTTTTGAAATTGGTGAGTGACGCATTCGTTATTTTCGTTTGGTAATCGTGAGATGTGTTTTCTTTGTCGCCTTCTTCGCATCAGCCTCCTGCTGTTCCAAATATTTTGGGTTGTATGTTTTCTTGTGCATGCTCCAAAGTTGTGGACTTCCTACCCTGAATCCCGTCCTGATTTTCGCCTTGTACCAAAACACACAATCGGTTATTTTGTTTGATTTAACCGTGTTATCCAAGACAAGACACTCATAATTCTCGGTGCATTGGTCCATGACTTTACAAAACATATCGAATGATGGGAAAATACCAAAGAATGACTTATACAGTTTTTCCCTATTTTGTATGATGTTTTCCCTGAGTATAAACACATAATCTACATTTGCTCGAAGTGCGGGAGGGAGATCCATGACGTATTGCATCGTCAGCATAAAGAATATGTTAAAGTGTCGACCGTTCATAAAACATTGACGAATTCTCGTTTCTTTCAAAAATTTTGAATCGTACATACAATCGTCAAGTAACATGAATGCACCATTTGATTTGTTCTTTCCCCTGGTACCCACGAGCTTTCTTTGCCTGGATAAAACACGATCTACCGCTTCTCCGTCGTAATCACCATAGACACACACATCTGGTATAAAATTTCCATAAAAGTGGTTACCTTCTTCGGTGCCAGATAAAACGATGCCTGCTGGTATATGTTTCTTATAGTACATGATGTCTTTGACGAGCGTGGATTTACCTGTGTTACGCTTTCCAATGAAGACGCATATTCGGTCATCGTCCATTTTTAATGGATTGAATTTTCGCAACTGAATGTTCATTCTAAATTAGCGTATCGTTTTATTTCGCAAAATTTTACTCACAAATAGTAGGAATGTCGGGTCGTCTGTTACTCGCAGCCACTGGAATCCAGGACAGGTGGATCACCGAAGAACCACAGTATTCACACTTTCTTTCCAGGTTTAGAAGACACACAAAGTTTGCTTTCGAACAAGTTGAAATCCCAATCGAACGCTTCGAGGAGTACGGCAACGAAATCTCTGCCCGTGTACCAAACACATCGGGTGATTTGATTCGAGACCTGACACTAAACATCGATTTACCTCCACCTACACCCACACTCGGACAAGGTGACACATACGTTATCGCGACTGGAAGTACAAACGCTACCTTATATGTCGACACCATGGAGACGAGTGAACTCTCTGTGTACCAAGGGGTCGAATACGTCTTTAACAGCACAGAATATTTCAATATCACTGGGGTAAGTGTGAATGATTACACGACAGAGAACTTGGGGGGTGGAAATTATAGAATTACCTTGAATATAGAGATCAATATCATAGGTACCTACGACAATGTTAGAATAACATCCGTGAGCGATACATCAAAGTATCTAACCCTAAAAGTAAAACAGATTCGTTGGAATACGTCTACGCCTACAAAGATGATTAAATACGCAGACCTACTCATCGGTGGACAAACGATTCAGCGTATCACTGGCGAATACATATACATGTACAATCAACTGTACTATACACAAAATGACGCGGACTTTACTCTTGTCGCCACCACCTTACATAATAGTTACCCTATCATTAACGATGCCACGTACCCACAGTACACAGATTTTCAAAAATATAAGGTACAGTTGCCGTTTTATTTCAATAAACATCCAAGTTTAGCTATACCGACGTGTGGCCTGTCCGTACAGGAAGTCGAAATAAAACTAAAGTTTAGACCTGTCGATGAGCTCACAGTGGAATACGATCTCAGTACATCAACATACAGCACTACGCCGATTACGTCTGACGTCAAACTTCGAAATGCGAGTTTATTCGTAGATTACGTGTATCTGACGGATGTGGAACGGGCTTTCATAATGACTCGACCTATCGAATACGTAATAACACAAACACAAGTGGCTGAAATACGCATGGATTCTGGTGTTTCCAAACGTGCTGTGATGATAAATTTTAAACATCCAGTGAAAGAACTTTTTTTCATCGCGACGAATGATGATACACGAGCACACGTACCTATCAAACACGTGAATTTGAAATTCAATAATAACACGGTGATAGATGCAGACAATCTCGAATTATCCGCGGAACAACCTCTACGACATCACACGAACTCCATCGACGAAAACTATGAGTTTGGTATATATAGCTTTGCACTCAAACCAGAAGTGTATTATCCCACGGGTCAAGTAAACATGAGTCGCGTGATACACAAACTTCTCGAAGTTGAACTCGACGACCCGAGTATATCAAGTGCACATACACTTCGCGTGTACGCATCAAACTATAATGTTTTGCGCGTGAATGGGGGTATTGCTGGGTTAAAATTTTAGGCACTAATAATAGTAATGGCTGGTAGAGTCCAATTAGGTGCGACCGGTCCACAGGACAATCTGTTCACAGATGACCCGGAATACACGTATTTTATAAAAAATTTCAAGAAGCATTCAAATTTTTCAAAGTTTTATACCGATTTAGATTTTACGGGTCATATTGAATTCGGCGAGGAACTAAGATGTACTATACCACAAAATCAAGGTGATCTCCTCAAAGGTGTACGCTTAAAACTCACGCTCGGTGGAATAGATCAGAATCTAGTGAGTGGGTATGACCATATTACGTATTGTGAATCAATCGCACATTCCATGATAGAATATGCAGATTTATACATTGGAGGTACTCTCATACAACGGCTTACCACTGACATGTTAGCTATACACTCCGAACTTTTTGTCACCCAGTCTAAACAGACGTGTCTTAATAAATTATTAGGAAAACCATATCAGATTTTCTCTGTCGCTGACGATAGATACAGTTTATTACGAGAAGAGCTCGTTACTAAGTCAAAGTCTGATGCGTCGTATCTTGTAGATATTCCATTCTACTTCCATGAGTATCCAGAGCTCGCTGTACCTTTGTATGCTATCACCAAACAAGAGATAGAAATTGTGATAAAATTCAGAAAGGCAGAAGAATGTATATTTGCGGTGAATGAGACGCCTGAACTCATAAGTGAGTCGTATTACATAGGCAAAAATCCAACTGGACTTATAAAAAGTGCGAATCTCGGTTTAGAAATGGTATCACTTGAAAATAAACCAAAATTAGGACGCACGGATTATATCATCACACAGACACAACTGAATATATTTACACTCAATAACACCGATGCTAAATACAACGATTTACTAAAAGCAAATGAGCATGAAGTGCGTACGAATTTCAGAAATTCCGTCAAAGAGCTATTTTTTGTCGTGAAAGACAAGTACGAAAATCGGACGAATGTTATAAACGATTTCGCGACACCACTTGATTATTCATCAAATACAAACATAACGAGTGACGCGTCTACATTCACAAACTCTGAGCAACTTAAGTACCTCGAAATGACCCTTGATGGCAGTGAGATACTCGACCACACGACTGGTGATATGATACACCTTCGGTCGATACAACCTGGTAAACACCATTCAAGAACACCTGTATATAGGCGATTTTACCTGTATAGTTTTGCGCTCGAACCAGAACGCTGGTATCCCACAGGGCAACTCAATTTTTCGCCCATAAAGAACCAAACTATAAAAGTCGGCTTGTTTAATTACACAACAAATTTTGACAAAGAACTTAGAGTTTATGCACAAAGTTATAACATACTCCGTTTGGAGAACGGAACCGTAAAGTTATTATTTGATACATAATGAAAACAGGTTTCGATCTCACGAGCGATACGAGCGAACAAATTAACCAGTACACACAGGCGATGATAGACATCGTCACACCTGTACTCGAAAAAGGTATGATTCTTGCATGCGAATATTCAAAAGCATGTGGGAGAAATGCAGTTCTCATGAAAGATTTGGAATATTCAATGAAATACTGTGCGAGATATGAAGTCGGACAGCGAGTGGGTTCATACTTCCCAGACTTGGACGATGACGACGATGATGCGAAT